CGGCTCTTAGAAAATGCAGTTGATCGGCTGGTCAGTGTAGCGCCAGCGGGTAAGGTCGGTGTGCTTGTGAATCTTGGCGACTTCATGCACGTCAACGACTCCACCAGCTCAACGCCTAATAGCAAGAATCTCCTAGACTCTGATGGCCGATACTCCAAGACCATTAGGGCTGCAAGTAATGTCATAAAGCGTACGGTTTTGCGGATGCTTGAGAAACATGCCGAGGTCTGGCTTGTGAATGTTCGCGGGAACCATGATCCAGATGCTGCGTTGTGGTTGAACGAGGTTATGAGACTGTATTTTGAGGATGATCCGCGTGTTCACGTATTCGATAACGCCAGCAAGTTTATATGGTGGCAGTGGGGCAAGAATCTGGTAGTGACCCATCACGGTGATCGGATTAAAATGTCCAATCTTCACGGGTCAATTGTGTCAAATCTCAGGAAAGAATGGGGCGAAGCGGAGCACACATTCGTATGGACAGGTCATATACACCACAAGAATCAAGAGGAATATGGCGGCGCATTGTTCGAGTCTTGGAACATCCTAGCACCCGCAGATGCCTGGCACGCTGGCTCTGGCTATGCCAGTTCTCGGAGTATGACCTGCGTGATTCTTCACAAAGACTACGGGGAAGAAGGCAGATTAAAGGTAAACGTGGAGCGGATTAAATGAGCGCATTTGACGAGCAGATAGGCGGCAACCACTACAAGCTGATGATGATTCAGCCCACTGAATACATACTGGCCAACAATCTTGGATGGTGTGAAGCCAATGTTGTGAAGTACATTAGCCGGTGGCGGTCTAAGGGTGGGGTCGATGACTTGCGTAAGGTGGTGCATTACACTCAGATCTTGATCGAGCGTGAGTTGAATGAAAAGACGGCCTCAGTGGATGAACCAAAAAAACCGTCTTGGTAGATTACAGCAGGATTGCTCCAATCACATAGCCAAACAGGAAGGCCACGATCATTGCGCCGCCGGTATATTTTGGGGTCAGTAGTTTATCTTTCATCGTCTCGCTTCCTCTTGTTGTAGTTCATCAAGTAATTTCATGACATCGATCAGCATCATCTTGTCGGCCTCGTCTAATCGGTCTTGGCTGTAAGTCTCTCGCACCTTCTGCAATGTCAGCCACGCTTGCAAGATATCGCTACGGGTTGGCTTCATGGTTATCGGTTCTCCCTGATAATTTTGGTTATGGTTGGTTCGCTCAAGCCTAGGATACGGGAAATGCCTCGCATACTTTTACCTTGGTCGTGTCGGTCTAGCACTGCCGCCACGAGTTCGGCATGGGTCTCAAATGGGCCGGTAGCCCGTGGTCTTCCTCGGTTCATCGTATTCCCTCGCAGTTTGGTTTTAAGTTGTCATAGTCCGGCCAATACCCTAGACAGACGTTATATCGGTACTCTTTGGACATGGCGACCTCGTGGTCATAGTCCCAATTTGAGACCCAGAGCAAGGCCGCGACAACTGCCACGGCGATGCTGATTTTGGTGAGTCGGTTCATGATTTAGCACCCTCATCAATCCCAACGACTTGAGCATCCCATGCAAGCGGATACTTGGTTACTATCTGGGAAAGAGCACTTGCTTCAGTGTCGGCTTTCACAAGAATCCCATAATTAACGTAATGGCCAGTTTCCTCGTCAAAATCCATAAATTCTATCTTGTATTTAATCAATTGGTTCATGCTTGCAACCTCGCATACATTGGGCATATCGTGCCATCGGCTTCTGATAGCAACTGATAGAGATCGGGGTCTTTGTCATCATCAAAGACAACATCACAACCTTGGGCGACGTGTGGCTCGCACCATGAGCCGTCTTCGAGCTGATAATATTGCTCGATATAATAGCCATCTTGCTGGAAGTATTCCGCCATGATGCTGGTTGGATATGCGTATGCGATTCGTTTGCGTAAGTTCTTCATGGTTATCCTCTCGGATTGGTTAAGGGGCCGAAGCCCCGTTGTGTTAGGCTGCGTCTTCATCTCGATAATCAGCCCAGAAATCCATAGCAATCTCGCGCCAATTGACTTGACACAATGCTGACGTTAGCAGGTCATTTTGAAGGGTGCCGCCATCTTGGAAGATCATATCTTGCTCGACGATCTCGCGGATAGCGTCTTCTAAGTCAAAGGCGTTTGCTGCTGCGTAGGTAGCGTCACGGGTTAGGAAGTATAAGCCTTGATCGTTAGCTAGCCAGAGGTTAACAGTTCTAGTCATGTCCATGATGTAATTCCTTGCTGATTAAGTTATAATTGATGCCTCGATTGATAAGGTCGCATGTACGTTAAAAGATGTCAAAGTTTTGTTTAGAACCATTTGGCATATACATAGAACCAAACAGCATATATCGTAAAACATAGGGTTAAACATGCCTGATATGCGTCATAAGTTAGACAAGAAAACTGCTGATAGGCATTTTCCTAATTGGTCTCATGGTGGTAAAGGTGACCATGCTAGGAAGAGTTCAACCGATTCCAGGGCTCGATATTCGGCCAACTGGGACAAGATCTTTGGTAAGGGTAAGAGCAATGACTAGTAAGAACCTACACACCAAAACAAGAAACAGATTAGCTCGACAGGATGCACTCAGAGAGTACATGCAAGAAAGGGGATCGGTTCAATATCTTTTTGATATCATTGAGAAGATTGAGAAATTAGACCCTAATTCTGAGACATTTCAACAGGATTTGGCTAAGTACTCTAAGGTGGTGGATGTACGGCATAAAATGCTTGGGAAATATCTGCCAGAGCTGAAGGCAACAGAAATCACGGGCGAAGGTGGTGGTGAGCTGTCTATAACGGTTTCAGACTTCAAGAGTGCCTAGCATATCGATCCCACATGAATGGGAGCCACGACCGCATCAACTGCCATTCTTCAAGGCTATGGATTCAGGGGCCAAGCGTGCCTGTATCGTGTGGCATCGTAGAGCCGGTAAGGGTGCTGCGACTCTAAACTTTACAGCCAAAGAGATGTTCAAGCGGGTCGGTACGTACTGGCATCTGTTCCCAGTCCAAACACAGGCGAGGAAAGCCATCTGGTCGGGCATAGACTCAGAAGGCAGGCCCATCCTAAGCCAAGTATTCCCAGAGGCCATACGCAAGCGCACAAGCTCACAAGAGATGCTGATAGAGCTGGTTAACGGGTCAACGTGGCAGCTAACAGGGTCGGACAACTACAACAACCTAGTCGGCTCTAATCCGGTCGGAGTCATCTTCGATGAGTGGAGCCTATGTGATCCTAACGCATGGGGATATATCAGGCCGATATTGGCTGAGAATGGTGGATGGGCGGTGTTCATCTATACGCCACGGGGCAAGAATCACGGGCACAGTCTCTACCAGATGGCCAAGAAGTCCAATGAGTGGTTCTGCCAGAATCTAACGATCAACGACACCAAACGGGCAGACGGATCACCTGTTATCAGTAGTGACATCATCGACAACGAACGACTCGAAGGGATGGATGAGGCACTGATCCAACAAGAGTTCTATGGATCGTTCGAGGCACAGATTCCTGGCGCATACTATGCCGATCAACTGACGGCAGCAAAGGAACAGGGACGGGTTGGAAGGCTACCGATTGAACCATCATTGCAAGTACACACGGCATGGGATTTGGGCATATCCGATGCTATGTCCATCTGGCTATTCCAAGCAATGGGCAAAGAGATAAGGCTCATTGGGTACTATGAGAACACGTCCAAGGGCATGGAGCACTATATCCAATGGTTGAACCAATACGCGACGACCAACAACGTAATGCTAGGGTCACACCTTGCACCACACGACATAGAGGTCAGAGAGCTCACCTCAGGCCGATCACGCAAGGAAGTAGCCCGAGAGATGGGCATCAACTTCAGGACTGTACAACGACCGAGAACAAAGGCTGAAGGCATACAGGCAGTAAGACGGATGTTCCCTAGATTCTGGATAGACGATGAGAAGGCCGAACACGGGTACAACTGCATAGCATCCTACCATCGGGAATACGACGACAAGCGCCAAGTGTTCCGTGATACACCTGTACACGACTGGGCATCACATGGGGCCGATGCACTACAGACCCTTGCACTAGGCTGGCAGGAATCAATGGTCTCAGGACATAGACCACAACCGAGACAGGCCAAGGTGCAGTTTAGTGTCTTCTAACGAACAAATTAACCGCAGTTTAGTGTCTGATGCTTACGTGGTATTCACTAACGACTCAGGCCATTGGTGGTCAAGGTTCCTTCATCCGTTCATCAAGCACTGTTATCTGATGATCGCAGACAGAGGCCGATGGTTGATCTATGCCAAGACCGAGCACTATGTGGACTTGTTTACTATCGATCGACAACCCGATAAAATCGAGGAGGTTATCATTGTCAAAATCGATCGTAAGACCGCGAGGCAATCATTATTCATGCTCAATACATGCGTAGGACACGTTAAACAGATTCTAGGCATTAACCGACCGTTCATCTGGACACCATACCAGCTGTACAAGTATCTGGAGAAAACAAAATGAAGAAACCAAAGGCACCAAAACCAACGGCTCAAGAAGTAGCAGTAACACAGAGACAACAACGGGCACTCGATGAAGAGATCGGAGAACAAGAACAACGGTTCAAGGCGCTAGCACGAGGCAAGCTAGGCTCTGCATCTTTGTTAGGTGGTGCTCCACGGTCTAGGACTGAAGCCGCTATGGGTGGCAGGGCATCCAAGGGTGCTGCTGCTGGTGCTGGACGATCAATGCTAGGCGGTTTAGCTGGTGCTGGTAGACGTGGGGCTGCTGCTGCGGCTCGTGCTGGATTAATGACTTCGACAATGGGCCGATAAGATGAA